AACAATTAGAAATAAATTTTATTTTTTTTTTTTTTTAATTTATATTAATATATTAAAAAAAAAATTCTAATATTTTTATAAAAATTTTATTAATTATAAATCAGAAAAATATAACTTTAAAACAAAAAAAATGATAATATTCTAAAATCTATTGTTTTACATCTTTATGAAATTATCATTTTTTTTTGTTTTTTATGACATAATATAAATAATTTTTTTACACACAATCTTCTCAACATTACTTTTCATTAATCTCCATACTAATATTTTCGTTATTTTTTTTATTTTGTTCATCCAAAAAAATATTAACTAAATTATTTAAATCTTTCTCCTCACTCTTTTCATTAACCTTAATAACTCCTTCTCCTGTCTGTTGTTCATGATTATTATCACTTTGCTTTGCATTTTTTTCGCGATATACATTTTCTGTTTGTCTCATATTTTGCGCTTGCGCTTGTTTCGCCATTTCTGCAAACTGATCTTGATCTATTCCAACTGATTTCATAAAACATTTTACTACAACATTACCAATATTTGATTTCGTTATTTCATTATTATCATCTTTCACAATTTGATCTCCCAACTCATTTACTGCCTTGTTTAAAAAATTATTTGGATTCTCTTTGAAAAATTTATTGGAAATATTTTTCATTATAGATCCCGCAACCTTTTTATGAACTCCCGAATTTAATAATGGATCTATATCAATCGTCTTTGCATTATACATATTTTTTGATCTTTTTCCTAATAAATTAGTCTTGTTTCTTAAAAATACTAAAAATATTAATACTGCTGGTGCAGCATACGTTTCAACTAAATCATTCAATTTATCTTTTCTCCTCTGGTTTTCAATTAATAATTTTTCTCTTTTATCTTTTTCAATCGTTTTTATAACTGTATGGATCATTTTCTTTATAATGGAAGTATTTATTGTTCTCTTATCATCACAAATCTCATAAAACGCTTTCGTTAATATTTCATGATCTATTTCACCTATACCTAACTCTGGACATAAGTAATATAAAAACTCGTCCAAATCAATGTCTGTGATTTCTCTGGAATTTTCATATTCATATACAAAACTCGCATTCAATGCCAACTCCGACTCAACACATAATACATCTTCATTTGCATTGGTTTTACTTGTCCAGCCATTATGTTTACCAAGTTTATCTACTATATGTAATCTTTTTATTGTTATATAATCACGATCTTCATCTTTATATGTATATTCCTCTTCCTTGTCGCTTAAAAATTTATCCCCATATTTTATTATTCCATCTTCACATCCCTCCTTATCTTTAAATATTGGACTTTTTATTTTTTTTTCATCTCTAATATACAAACCTCCTTCATGTATTACTTCATAACTTTTATATTGTTCTCCTATTTTTTTTATTTCTTCATATTCTTTTTTCTTTTTTAGAAATAATTCTGTAAATCTTTCCTCTATTTCTTCAAATGCAACATCTTTTTTATCATTATATAAATCTAAATATATATCTTTTATTATTTCCTCATTAAATTCACAACTCAATTTTTCCTCAATCAATGGTACAATTTTATCTCTAATATCCACATAACCAACTTTATATGATTTATGATCATTTCGTAAAAATAATGATATTTTTGAATTCAAAAATATATCTATTTTTTCCTCATCACTGTAATTTGGTTTTAAACCTATCTGTTCCCTAATTTTTAAACATAAATCATCCAATTTTTCACTCAAATTATCTATTTCTCTTTTTTTTTTTTCTTTTTTTATTCTATTATCCTTCATATATATAAATTACAAATATTTATTTTTACCAAAAATTAGTATAATTATTCTAAATATATATCACTTAATATATTTTTAATTTTTACATTTTTTATTTTATCCACCATATTTCTTATCTTATTCTTACCAATACATTCAATAAATTCATTCTCATGATCATCTAATCCTTCCAAATTTTCTTCCATTTTCGAATTTTTATTAAAAACCAATTTAAATTTATCTAAATTGAATAATTTCTTTATCCTCTCTTTTTTCTTTTTTTTTATCCATATTGATAATAAAAATAACATTACAATCGAAATTACTATCTTCATTTTCCTCTTTTTTGCAATTTTCATTTTCATTTTACAATTATTATTTTATAACATATTTTTTTTTATTCCCCATTTTATTAAACTCTGTTTTTAAAAATATATTCCTAAATTTATCCCCCAATCTATATCCTTTCATATAACATTTTTTTACCATTCTATATTTCCTTACATAATCCTCCGGCAAAAATTTAAAATATTTACATATTTCTTTTATACAATTATCCACTAATTCACTTTTCATTACTATTTCTATTTTTTTTAATCTAACTATATATTTTCCTAAAATTACATATTCTATTAAATTACTCAAATATTCATCATATTTATTTCTCTCCAATTCTTTTAAATATTTGCATTTACTCTCATACGATTCGAATTTTCCAAAACCACTTTTTTTTAATATTTTATCTTCTAATATTTTTAAATCAAATTCTAGTTCTTTATAGTTTTTTTTACATCTTTTTATATTTCTAACATTATTCATAATCATTTAAATTTATATACATCACTATTTTCTAAATCCTTTTTTAATTATTTATAATCTAACACACTTAAAATCAATTGTTTCTCTTGCAACTTTTACACCTGCCTGAGGAAAATTTATTATACATCCAAAATCAGATTCCACAAAATTTCTTAAATAAGTTTTGATTTGAATAATCTCACTCTCTCTTGGTATATTTGAAATCGCTTTCAATTCTAATATTATTTTTAAATTATTTATATGCAATATAATATCCGCCTCACCATATCCAATATTTATCGATTTATAATTAATTGGTATAATCCTCTTTGATTCATATTGTATTTCTTCATTTCTTAATTCAACCTCTAATGCCCTATGATAAATATACTCCGAATATCCAGGACCCAATTCTTTATAAACTCTTTGACAAATATTTTTTATATTATCCAAAATTTCTTTATATTCAAATAATATATCACTCTCTTCATAATTTTTAATATCAATTATAATTTTATCTTTAAAATTTTCTTGTATCTGATTTTTAAATTCATTATTTATTCGATTCGTTGCCAAATTACATATATTTGTTCTCATCATTAAATCATCTTCTCTATCCTTTATTACCAAATCTATTATATCTGTCTTATGCTCATTTTTATTTTCTTTTTCACCATTTTTATTCATCTTCTAAAATTATTATACTTTTATATAAAATTGAATCTTTAAATTTATTTATATTAAAATATGAAATTCGATAATCCCGATATTTTCGAAAAACATCATGTCATAGAAGTTTATAAACATATTTCAAAACATTTCGACTCAACTCGTTTTGAAATCTGGCCAATTATTAAAACATTTATTAACCAATTCCCTAAATATTCATTAATTGCCGATATTGGATGCGGAAATGGACGAAATTCACTTTATCGTAATGATTGTAATTTTATTTGCTCCGATATTGTTCCTCAATTCGTCGATATTTGCACAAAAAAAAATTTAAATTGTGTCCTCGCGAATAATCTTTATCTGCCTTTTCAAGACAATAACTTTGATTATGTACTTTCCATCGCCGTAATCCATCACTTTTGCACCTTTAATCGTCGATTACAAGCTATTCGCGAACTCATACGTATTTTAAAACCAAATGGAAAACTCCTCATCTACGTATGGGCCAAAGAACAAAAAAAATTCGAAAATCAAATCAATAATGATCAATTCATACCCTGGCATTTACAAAAACGATTCAATCCAAATCAAACTAATCATATCTTACAACGCTTTTATCACTTATTCAATAAAGGCGAATTAGAACATCATCTTTCGTTTTTTCATAATATTAAAATCATTAATAATGGTTTTCAAAAAAATAATTACTACGCAATCATTCAAAAAAAAAATTAATATATTATATATTTATATGTTTATTCATTCCAAAACTCTTTTTTTTCTTATTGTTCCCTATTTATCATCTTTTTCCAATTTGTATAAGATCTATTGTCTTAATATTGCCTACAAAAATATAATTTCACAATATCTTATTACTTTAAAAGCATCTCCCCAATTGTATTTAACAATAGAAAATCATATTAAAATTATTCCCCTACATTCAAATATCCTCTCTTTCTATTATGATTATATTCATAATAATTTTATGAAATTGGACATCGATATTATTCAGTTCACTCATCTTTTATCCCTATCATCCAACTCCGTTTTAAAATTATTTTTTAATCAATATCATTTTATAAACATCCCCATTTCCTCACATTTTTTTAAAAACCCTTACATTTTATCTAAATCTATTCTTAGATTACAAAATTTTGATATTTACATCACTACAATCCCCATCAAATGTACACCTGCTTTCATCCTCACTATCGGAATTTCAATGAATCAAAAAAAAAATAATAAAAAAAATACATATTCATATATTTTAAAAAAAAAACAAAAATTACTATCCTATTTCACATTTCTTTCTTGCTATTCCTAAAATTTTTGAATACCTCTTGTAGCTAAATATTCTTTAATCAACCCGTTTTCTCCCACATTATCACATATTGATTTCAATTTTGGTCTTATCTCTAATAACTCATCCATCATTTTCTTATTATAAAAAGGTTCTCTACGATACTCAGGAACACCTTCCTGCTCCTCCTCTCTTAATGTTTCCCTAAATGTATTGTAAATTATTAGATCTACTAATGATATCCTATCCCCCACAGCAAATTTCTCTCCTATTAAATATTCAATTCTTCCACTCCACCATCGCAAATATCGCGATTTTCTACCACGTCCATCAGCTGGATGAGGACTCTGATCATCAACACCTCCTTTAAACCATTTTAATAAATCTTCATCTTTTGGCTCTATACCATAAGGACATAATTTATAAAATATACTCTTCATTTCATTTAAATGCTCAATTAACTCCAATATTCTTGTTTCCTCTAACAAATTATCACCCAATAAATTAAATTTCTTTGCCAAATAATAATTTATTGCACCCGATTGACCAATTGTCTCAACATTATTTTCATCACTATTCCTTTTAATCATTAATAATGGTAATCTCCCTAAATTATGTGCTAACTCATTACATATTTCATTATATGGTAAAATATCCCCTTCTAAATTATCTGTCGAATATCGATCATCCCAGAAATCTACATTTTTCTTTTTGCCAGATATTGCCAAAATCATTCTAGGCACCTCCATTAAACCCCTACCATTCCAATATTTTAATCTAATTTCATCATTATCTTTTTCTTTTTTAAATTCCATATTATATCAATTATTTATTAATCAATAGAAATTATAGTCTTTAAATAATTTTACATAAATTAAAAAAAACACAAAAAATTTAAATATTATTAACTTATCATAAATGTGCGATTGTAATAATAATGATGATAAAACTATTTATCAAGTAATTAAAAACCATTCAATCCTATCTGAAATAAAAAAACTCATCGATCAAGATCAAAACCTAAAATCTAAATTACAAAATCCTAATTTAAACATCACTTTTCTTGCCCCCAAAAATAAAGGAATTAACCAATTTGTTAAAAATGTACCAGATTGTATTAACCTAGATGAATTTACACTCTCACAAATATTAAATTTTCATATTGGAACACGAAGTCTGAATATTACAAAATCATCACCCAAAAATATTGAACTATTAACCGACTATGGCGAAAGAATCAAAATTGAAAACTTATATCTAAATAATAACAAAATTGGTAAAGCATCTCCTGCGTTTAATAGCAATTCTAATGATAAATGCTGCAATCGGAAAAAAACGTTTCTTATAAAAAAAAAAAAATGCTCAAATGGTTATCTTTATATAATTAATGCATTACTATTCCCAATTAATATCACATCTCAATTTTGCTAATTTTTATAAAATCAATTCAATATTTTATTTATTTTTATTCTTTTATTATTTTTTTTTAATCTTAATTTATATTATAAATAATTTAATGACACAATTAAAAAAAAAAAATAAATATAATAAATCAAAAAAAAAAATTTATAATAAACTTAAAGGTGGTCTCAAACTTAAAAACCAAAATATGGACTGCAACTCTCCCTTTCATCCTATTTGGAATAAACAGTACATTAATGGACCTTTTGTTGGTCGCCATGGAGATAATACTTATACTTTTCTACAAGATGGAATTAATCTAAAACTTGCAGGCGGTAAACAAAAACTAAAAAAAAAAAAAAATAATAATATAAAATCTATCAAAAATAAAAAAAAAAAAAAAAAATATAAAAAATTAAAAGGCGGTCTCAAACTTAAAAATCAAAATATGGACTGCAGCTCTCCCTTTCATCCTATTTGGAATAAACAATACATTAATGGACCTTTTGTTGGTCGTCATGGAGATAATAATTATACTTTCCTACAAGATGGAATAAATCTAAAACTTGCAGGTGGTAATCAAAAACTGACAAAAAAAAATATTAAATCTATTAAAAAAAAAAAAAAAAAAGGCGGTCTTAAACTTAAAAACCAAAATATGGATTGCTCATCACCTTTTCATCCTATCTGGAATAATCAATATCCTAATGGACCATTCATTGCCAGAGAAGGTGTTAATACATATACTTTCCTCCAAGACGGAATAAATCTAAATTCGAAATAATTATGGATGTATACATATAATTCCATTTCTTATTGTAAATGGTGAATTTATTTCTTTTAATTTTTCTTCTTTATCTCTTTGATAAACACCATTTTTATAAAAAATTCTTGTAACACCCTCTCTTTTGAAAATAAATCGATTTTCATTTTCCTTATCAATACAAGCATGATTTAATATAAATATTCTTTCTTTTTCTTGTTCATTATAATTATTTTCCATTATTGTAATAAATGGTTTTGATAAAAATAATTCATTCCATTTATCTAACAAATCATTATCTTTTATTCTATTTATTTTTCTTTTTCTTTTGTTTATCCACTTCCATTCATAATTATCAACTTCAATATCCACAAAATTCATTTTTATCTCTAATTTCTTAAATCTTGATGTTAACATTTTATTGAAAATATATTTTTTAGTTATTATTTTCTTTTCCTTCACATTACCTATCGTTTTTTCAATTTGTTTATTTAGAAATAATATTTTAACCAAATTACTCAAATTATCCTTATTTATTTCCTCATACAATTTCATCTTTTTTGAATAATTCATTAATGATAACATTTGAAGCATATCTTTATTAAACATATCATTACGATTATTATCCATTATATAACCATTAAAACATTTCTCTCTTATTAACTCCGGAATTTTTTCATTTAAATCATCATGAGTCAACTCTATCATTTCTTCAGATTTTCTATTAATCTCTATTTCATTTTCTAACTCTTTCTCATCCTTTTTTTTTTGTTTTATATTTAAAACCATATTTTTTATATCATTTTCTTTACTCTTAATATTTAAAATTTTTTCATTTAATTCCTCTATATTTAATACATTTTTACATAATTTATCATCTATATTATTGCTAATCTCATTCACACAATCATTAACTTCATTAATTTCTTTTAATATATCAATCCTTTCATCTTCCTTTCCATTGTTCATAGAACTACTTTCCCCGACATCCAATAAAATATTATCATCTTTTTCTATATTTTCCTCTTTATCTATAATTTTTTTTTTATCATTATTCATTTTTTTTATGAAATCCTTCCATTCCTTACTTCTTTTATCCGGCTTACCATTTGAACGTAAAGGACCTAAGAAACTTTCATATTTATCATTATCTTTATTTTTTCTTTTCATTAAATTTATCCAATAAAAAAATTATTTATAAATTAACCTATGGTTTATAAATTAATTTAAAGAATTAATTTATTTTTTTTTTTTTTACAACGATCACTTAAAAATAAAGCTTTAGTATACTATAATATGAATACTAATAAATATCCAGAAAATGATATTAACACATTAAATATATATTTAAATATAAATCATTCAAATAATACTTCTCAATCTAAATATATCAATATTGAGTTGGATGATGCTCATAAAAATATAATAAATCGTTCCTATTCAATTAAATACAAAATTTTTGGTGATAATAATACTTATAATTTTGGATCTATAAAAACAAATAAAAAAATTATTATTATTTCCCAATTTGATGATTTAAAAACTAATTTTATGATCCATATTGAAGGAACAAAAATTCTGTATTTTGATTCTGGAATTCAAAAAGATGAAAAAATTAATATTTATAAATTCTTTACTCCAGAAAAAATCATCCGAAAAATTAATATGAATATATCTTATCAAGCAAAAATAAAAAATATTGATTCTCAAAATAAAAACAAAAATAATGATACTATCATAGAAAATATTTTTGATAATAAACAAAATTTCGATTTTAAAAAAAATTATGAACTTTATAAAAATAACAATAAACCGAAATGGATTGATCTTTACTCAGAACAATTTAATTCAAATTCTTATAATACAAAAATATCAAAAGCAAATCATTCATCATCATTATCAATTAACCAAAAAAATTTTAACAAATTTTGTGAAAATATACAAGAAATTAAATTAGATAATAATCATCATAACTATAATAATATACTTTTTAATCATAATTCAAATACCGATGATGAACATGAAAATTATGATGAAAATGATGATGAAGATGAAAATAATGATGAAGATGAAAATGATGATGATGATGAAAAT